GATGGTGAAGATAGCATTAGAGTACCGCAAAATATAACAGGCAGTGCCACAGATGCTACTCAAGGGGGCAGACCTCCCAACGAAGAGTCTGAAAACCAAATCGAAGAAGGAACAAGCGATGAAGGATAAAATGCTTTTTATAAGTAGTGAGATTGAGAAAGCTTCTTTATCTAAGCAAGATAAGAATCTCAAAATCGCTGGTTATGCAAACACCACAGCAAAAGATCGCGCTGGTGACATTGTCACTGCTGATGCTTGGGCTAAAGGTGTTGATAACTTCAGACGCAATCCGGTCCTTCTTTACCAACATAAGCATGATTGCCCAATTGGTAAAGTAAATAAGATTACTGTGGATAAAAAAGGTATTTTTGTTGAAGCCGCTGTTAGTAAAGCTGCTGAAGACAACCACGGTATTCAGACCCTGATTAAGGACGGCGCTCTCAAGAGTTTTAGTGTCGGATTTAAAGTAAAAGATGGAAAATATAATCGAGATGAAGACTCGATGTATATTACCGACGTTGAATTACTAGAAATTTCTGTTGTAAGTGTTCCTTGCAATCAGGACTCTCTTTTTAGTGTTCGTAAAAGTTTTGAGACAGACGATGATTACTCAAAGTTTGTTGAATCATTTAAGTCTGAAGAAAGTACCACTAAAGAAGAAAAAGCCGCTAAAATTAAGGCTGGAATTACGGATCTTGCTGATGGTCATTATCATACAGTTGAGATGGACAAAAAAGGTGATGGAGTTACTACTTACGCTTCTCACATGGCTAATCACGCACATAAAATTAAAGATGGCGTATTAGAAGCTGCTGACGGTCATACTCATGAAATTAGTATGGTTGGTGTAGCTGTTCATGACTCAGTTGGCCCAGATAGTGATGCTGATGTAAGCACGCGTCCATTATCTCCCTCGGAACAAGAATCTGCTAATGGAGATTCTGCTCCTAAAGTCCATGCTGAAGGGCAAGGACAAGTTTTACCTGTTGCGGAAGCTTCTAGTGAAGACTTGGAGATTGAAATTAAAAACGAAGAGGAATCGTTAGAGATAGAAGGAAAGGAAGAGGAGGATGAAGAAGATTTTGATCTTGATCCCAATACACCAATTCCATTTTTAAATCTTCTATCCACGGAAGCTTCTCAAATATCTAATGGAAACTTTGTAAAATACGATAACGTAAGGTACAAGGTCACAAAAATTGCAACTGCCCAAAGTCCAACTTTTAAATTTTTAGAGGTTGACTTACAAGGTAAAGATTGTGATAATAGTGTTGATGTTGACGCAGATAATATTTTTGTTGTTAATACATGGGACATCGGTTCAAAATTTGATATTATAGTTGAAGATTTTGGCGAAATTTCCGAAACACTACAAGAAGACTTTAATAAGTATTGTAATGCTTCAGAGGCTGATCTTTATAAGTTTAAAGATTCATCAGACTTAAATCCTCAAGAGCAAGAAAAGCTTAATACTTTAATTAACATAAAACTAACACCATCATCAGAATGGAATGATATCGAGCAAAAATTTGCTCATGTTTATACTCAAAAAATCAAGGCTCTGTTAGAGCTTAATACTAGTGAGGCACAGGAAGATTCAAATATTAGTCTGGCTCTTAAGCTTCACGGATACTTTAAAAAGGAGAACGATACTATGGCAGAACAGGTCGTAGATACCATTGATCTTTCTAACGCAGGTGCGGAGAAGATCGAACAAACGACTGAGCAGGTTATTGAAGAAAAAGCTGCACCAGTCGCGCAAGTGTCTGAACCAGAAGTAGCCAAGTTGGTTGAAAAGACCGGCGAAGCTGTTATGAAGGAGTCGGACGCGGCAGAAAAAGCTCAGGAAACTGGTGCTTCTTATCATAGAGAGATTGAAGAGCTTGCGGAACTTAAAGCTCAGATCTCTAAGTACAAGGATGAGGTTAAGTCCCTCACCGAAACCAAAATGGTTTTCCAAGAGAATCAGCGCAGCTCGCAGCAGTTCTCTGAGAAAGAAATGGCAAATGCTTTCCTTCTTGCGAAGTGCATGAATAAAGCAGATCCGTTCGACACACAACTTGGCTCTCGTATGAAAGCTATTACGTCTGTCGATCAGTTCCTTTCTAACTTCTCTAGCAACATTTATACGGAGATGGAACAGCAGCTCGTTATTGCTCCGATGTTTAACCGCATTGCAGTTGATGCGAAAAACTTCCGTGTCCCGGTTGCAGATGAAGATACTGATGGAGATGTCGCACAGTTCGCTTCTGGCACCTTCGCCACGGGCGTTGGTGACACGACGAACGTTCCGACGTCGAATCAGAACACCATCAGCGCAGTGACCTTTACGCCTCATAAGTTTATGGCCACTACGCATCTTGCGAAAGACGAAGAAGAAGATACGGTTCTTCCGCTTCTTGACTTCCTTCGTGCTGCCGCAACTCGTCGTTTGGCTCGCGCCATTGATAAGACGATTCTTCGTGGTAGGGGTAACCTTACCGGTTTCACGGCTGCTCCGACTAACGCCATTACGGCAGGCACCGGTTATGCAGCTGTCTTGAAGGGCATTACCACTTTGGCTAATGACGCTTCTCTTACGGCAACTACGGGTTCTGCAAGTGATAAGGTTGATCCTACGGACATCGCCTCTGCTCGCGGCACCCTTGGTAAGTACGGTCTTCAGCTCGGTGACCAGCTCGTTTATTTGACCACGATTGAGGGTTATAATAACTTGGTTACTACGTCTGATTTCCGCACGGTCGACAAGTTCGGACCGAACGCCACGTATCTTACGGGTTCTGTCGGTGCGGTCTACGGTATTCCGATTCAGATCACTGAGTTCTTGGATGTCGTTGGCGGTTCCGGTCGTCAGATTGGTGCCTTGGTTTACAAGCCTGGCTTCATGATTGCCGAACGTCGTGGTATGGAAATTGAGAGTGAATACGAACCTCGTCAGCAAGTTACGGCGATGTATCTTTCCACTCGCTTTGACTTCAAGGCGCTCACCACTAACTCTAATGCAGCGCTTGACTCAACGAAGTATTCCTACGCTGTCCAAGTAAAAACCGGTTAATAATTGGTTACAACTTGAGTTACAAGGGGGAGGTGGGAAACTGCCTCCCCTTTATACTTTAAGGAGAAATTAGATGGAGAAGTTTGAAGAAAATCTAGGTAAATTTCCTTATGTTACACTAGCTGATGTTAAGGATTATCTTAACATTTCTAGTGATACTCATAATGGCACACTAACAAATGCTATTAGTTATGCTACTGCTGTTGTAGAACACTATATTGGTCAACAAGTTCTTGCTAATGACTATTTTGAGGTATTTGATGGCGGAGCAACAGCTGTCTATGTTAATAGGCTACCTCTTAATAATGTTTATACTGTAGCAGAATATAATGGAACAGATTATGTAAATCTGTCTAATCCTACCTCTACAGGTTTGGATGTGCAAACAGGTGAAGATAGAGATAATCATACAATTACTAACATTGGCAGTGTTAGTAAGCTTAAAAGAATTAAAAAGTTTGGAACGACCTCTGCTAATTTTGATGGTTCTAACTATCTTGCAGTTAAAGATCAAGGCGACTTTTATTTTGATACTGAAGACTTTACAATAGATGTTCAAGTTAGAATGAGTTCTCTGTCTTCAACACAAACATTTTTAACTAATTACACTGATTCTAATGATTTTTGGGAATTTAAATTTAATTCTAATGCGCTCACTGGGTTACAATGGAGAGTTGTAGAGAACAGTGTTGAAACAGTGAATGTGGCACACGGAGCTATAAGCGGTTATACTGCAAACACTTTTCATCACTTTGCAGTTGTTCGGAAAGGGACAGATTTAAAACTTTATCGAGATGGCACACAAGTTGGTTCAACTGTAACTGTTGCTAAAACTGTAGATGTTCCTGACTTTACAAGTAATGTTGAGATTGGTAGAAACCCCTCAAACGCAAATGTATTTGTAGGTCAAATGGATGAGATTCGCATTTCTCGTTCAGCACAGTATGACGGCAATTTTACTGCACCAGAGCATCAACACTCAACGGATGATGACACAGTGTTGTTAATTCATTGTGATGGCTCAAATAATGATCTTGATTTCTCTGATTCTAGCACTACAATAAATGAGTTTACTTTTGCTCGTGATAGTGGTAAAATTACTCGTAACGTAGGACATGTTGGAATCACGGGTAATTATCCTACAGTTAAAAATTCATATCCTGCATTGACACTTGGTGGTCCTCCTAAATTTAATCCATACGCAAACGCTCTTAA